AAAAACCCATTAGAAGAATCATGGGAAAGAGATTTTGATAAGCATGATGTAGAACTTGCGATTGAAAAGAATCCCGACCTACAAGCTATTGGACTTTATACAGGTATCAGAGGAAAAGGTATCGTAATCCTTGATATTGATAAAGACCATGCAGTATTAAAAAGAAAGTGGTCTGAAACGCTTATAGGTGCTCCTAAGATCACTTCTACTAAGAAAGATGCAGCAAAGTATATCTTTAGCGTTCCAGAAGCTCTATGGGGAGAAGTAAAGGGTCATGGCCTTCGTAAAGAAGAAGGTGGTAATTATGAAATACTCTGGGGAAGAAGGCAGGGTGTTATCTTTGGTGCTTACCCAGGTGGACATAGTTCTGAAGAAGGTTTTTATACATTAACTGGCGATCTTTCAAAGATACCTGTAGCTCCTGCTTGGTTATTGGCTGAAATGAAAGCTCCTCCAAAACCAGTACAAAATAAAAAGGATTTAGATTTCAGCGATAGAACAGAAGATGAGATTGCTCAAATTATTCACGATTGCTTATCAGTTATTTCTCATCAAGGTTTAGGAAGTAGAGAACATTGGGTAAGAGTTGGAATGGCTATCCATTCTGCTTTGCCTAATGATCTTGGTTTATCTTTATGGTCATTCTGGTCTGCTCAAGATCCTGACTTTGCTGCTGAATGGGAAGATGCAGGAGATTATGACACTCCCTGCACAACTG